CGCGCGTACCTCAACGGCGCGTACCTCAGCAGCGCGGACCTCAGCGACGCGGACCTCAGCAGCGCGACCCTCATCAACGCGGACCTCAGCAGCGCGGACCTCAGCAGCGCGAACCTCCGCGGCGCGTACCTCCGCGGCGCGTGCCTCCGCGGCGCGTGCCTCAGCGACGCGGACCTCAGCGTCGCGTGCCTCAGCGACGCGGACCTCCGCGACGCGGACCTCACCGGCGCGTACCTCATCGGCGCAAAAAACGCCGAGTTAACATGGGCGCTTACAGTAATCGCGCCGCAAGGGGATTTCATCGGATGGAAGAAGGCACAAAAGGAGGACGGCAGCTGTTGCATCGTAAAACTCCGCATACCCTCCGAGGCGCGCCGGTCTAATGCGACAGGCAGAAAATGCCGCGCGGAATGGGCAGAGGTACTCGAGGTTGAGGATGCTGAGTATGCAGTTACCCAATCGCATGGTCCAAAAACTGAGTATAGAGTCGGCCAGATCGTGCGCCCGGATTCTTGGGACGAAAACCGGTGGGAAGAGTGTTCTCATGGGATCCATTTTTTCCTCACGCGCGAGGAGGCGCTTGCATATCAATGACCCGCTATGAGTACATGACCCAACAGGCCGACGACATGCAGGGCCACGCTAACAAATCGAAGGACGAAAAGGAGCAATACAAGTGGCTCCGAGCGCGATTGGATCTCTTGCGAAGGAGAGACAATCTCACCCTGGCGAAGGCGAGAGAGGAAGTATGAGCAAAGACAATCAGCTCTTTGACGATGGGAAACCGAGCGAGACCGAAGCCCAAGTCCCGGCGGTCCAGTCCGAGGATAGGCTCCTCGAAAAAGTCTTGGCATCCGGGAATATCGAAGTACTCAAGAGGTACATCGCTCTCCGTAAATCCGAGGAAGAGTGGATGTTTTACACCGGTTTGTGGAAGTGGGTATTTGAGCATCGGGAGGCCGTAGTGGAAGGTCATCCAAGACCAAGGGGCAGTATATGACCAAGAAAGACCTCGCCGACATCCTCTCGAAACACGCGAAGTGGCTCCGCGACGAAGACGGAGGCGAACGCGCCAACCTCCAGGACGCCGACCTCCAGGACGCCGACCTCCAGGACGCCGACCTCCGGGGCGCCGACCTGCAGTGCGCCAACCTCCGGGACGCCAACCTCCGGGACGCCAACCTGCAGTGCGCCAACCTCCAGGAAGCCGACCTCCAGGGCGCCGACCTGCAGCGCGCCGACCTCCAGCGCGCCAACCTCCGGGGCGCCGACCTCCGGGACGCCGACCTGCAGCGCGCCGACCTCCGCGGCGCGTACCTCCGCGGCGCGGACCTCCGCGGCGCGGACCTCAGCGGCGCGGACCTCAAGGGCGCCAACCTCCGGGACGCCAACCTCCGGGGCGCCGACCTCCAGGACGCCGACCTCCAGGAAGCCGACCTCCAGGGCGCCAACCTCCGGGGCGCCAACAATGCCGCGCTGGTGTGGGCGATGACGATCGTAGCGCCGCAAGGGGATTTCATCGGATGGAAGAAGGCCGTAACCCCAGGCGACAAGGAGTGCATCGTAAAACTCCGGATTCCCAGCGAGGCGAGGCGGTCCAACACAACGGGGCGAAAGTGCCGCGCGGAGTGGGCGGAAGTGCTCGAAGTGGAGGGCGCCGAGTACGCATACACCAACAAGCACGGCCCCCGCGTGGAGTATCGCCCTGGCCAGATCGTGCGCCCGGACTCGTGGGACGAGGACCGCTGGAACGAGTGCTCCCACGGGATCCACTTCTTTATCACCAGGGAGGAGGCTCTCGCATGGCGGCTCTGAAGCGACTGCTTTGGGCGATATCCTGGACCCTTTTCGGCCCGGATTCGCACTCGGCGAACAGGTATTGGAATCACGGCCGCCCGGGGCCTACCCGGAAAGATCACGAGAACGACAGGAGGGGAAATGGACAACGAGAATAGGGACGTGGCCGTGCAGCGCGAGGATGGTCTCCTCGCAATGGCCATCGAGAAGGGGCTGGATACGGAGACGCTGGCGAAGCTCATCGCCATGCGGAACGCGGAGCTGGCCCGGCAGGCAAAGGCGCTCTTCGACGAGCACTTCGCCGCGATGCAGGCGGAATTCACGGCGGTAGGGAAGGCATCGAAGGCGGTGGACGCGAACGGGAGGACGCTCTACTCCTACTGTCCGCTGGAGGTGATCCTCCAGATGGCCGCGCCGATCATCGCCCGGCACAGGTTCAGCTACCGCTGGAGCGAGGAGGCGCTCGAGAACAAGGAAAAGCGGATCTGGTGTATCTTCGCGGGCTATGGCCACGAGGAGAAGGCCTACGTGGACATCCCGTTCATGGAACCCGCGACCAGGGCGACCAACGCCGTGCAGATGCGCGGCAGCGCGACGACCTACGGGAAGCGGTACAGTTTCCTGAACGCGACCGGGATAATCGTCGGAGGCGAGGACAACGACGCCCTGAGCAATTCGGCCCCCGGTTCCGTCAAGGTCGAAGTCGTGGACGACGACCCCGGAGAAGCGCCCGATCCTCTCGAGGCGGTCAAGGCCGAGATCAAGGGCGAGATCGCCCGCTTCGTGGCCCTCTGCGGCGCCGAGTTCCAGGAAGCCGCCTACTTCACCGACGCCGAGAAGGCCGACTTCAAGGCCAAGATCGCCGCGGTCAACGAGGGCGCCCGGGCCGAGAAGGACGTGGGCAAGGGTTTGGACATGAAGCTCCGCGACCTCAAGACCCTGAACGGGGCGATCAGCGAGGAGCTGGAGAAGCGCAAGGGCAACACCGACCTCGCGGTGGCGATGAAGGCGGCGCTGGCGATGAAGGCGGCGCTCGCCGGAAAGAACGGGGATACGCCCCAGGGGACCGATCCCCAGAAGGAGCTGTACTGATGGACAAGGCAGAGCAGGAAGCGCAGGAGCAGGCCGTCGCGCTGCGCGCCAAGGTGGACGCGCTCACCGTCACCAACCAGGCGAGCTACGATCTCGCGCAGAGCATCAACGAGCAGGCGCTCAAGAACAAGAAGGCGTTTCACGCCTGGTTCGATCCCATCGACGACGCGAGCAAGAAGCAGAGGCAGGCGACCATCGCCCAGGGCAAGAAGATCGACGAGCCCTTGGACTACGTGATCGCCACGACCGGAAGCCGGGCCGCGAAGTGGATGGCCGACGAGCGCGAGAAGGCCGCGGCCGCACAACGAGAGGCCGACGCGAAGGCCCGCAAGAAGGCCGAGGACGAGCAACTAGCCGCCGCGCAGCTCCTCCAGGATCTCGGCATGGACGAGGCGGCGGAGGAAGCCCTTGCGGCCGAGCCCGTCATCGAGCGGCAGAAGGTCGTGGCGCCCGTCCAGGCAGCAGGGGCATCGGTGCGGACGTACTACTCCGCGCAAGTGGACGACCTCCTGACCCTCGTGAAGGCCGTCGCCGAAGGCAAGGCACCGCTGGCGTGCATCGAGGCCAGCATGACCTACCTGAACGGACGGGCACGCCTCGAGCAGGGCGCCTTCAACGTCCCGGGGGTATCCGTCGTCAAGGACGAGAAGCAAACGAGGAGGCTCACATGAAACCGAAGAATTTCAGCACGGACAAGGGCAAGTATTCCGTCGTGGCCACCTTCACCAACCGGAACGAAGTCACCCACGAGGATGACGAGAACACCATCCGCACCTACGAGCGCCCCCGGCCCAAGCTCTACGACGAGATGGCGACCCTCGCCCTCTTCGTCCGGAACTACTACGGCCTCGAGACGCACAAGCTCCGCCTCTCCATGATCGCCTTCGCCGAGAACAAGGACGGGCACCTCGTCAAGTTCACCCTCGAGTCGGTGGACACCCTCAAGAAGCTCCGCGTCGGCCCCCTGGTCCTCAAGCGCGAGCTCGAGACGATGCCCGGCACCTTCGACCGGGTTCCCGACTCCGAGAAGAACGCGCTCCTGGATCAGGTGGACCTCGTGGAGAACAAGATCATCGAGTACCTCAACGGCGACCGCGAGGCCCCCGTCCTGCCGGAGATCCCCGAGGAGCCCGAGAAGAAGCAGCGGCGCCTGCCGTTCAACCAGCTCGGGAAGCGCTTGCGCCGGAAGAAGGCGGGGAGCGACTGATGGACTACGAGGCGACGGGGCACATCTACTCCGACCGGGGGACGATCATTCCCTCGGTCACGACGATCTTGAACCCGACCGCCTCGAAGCCCTGGTTCAGCTACGAATCAGCCTCTAGGGGGACCCTTGCACACGAGCGATGCGCCGCTTGGGCGCTCAAGCCGGAAGGGTTCCCCTACGAGCCCTACGTCGATTCCTTCGCCATGTTCTGCTACAAGTACAATCCGAAGTGGCTGGCCATCGAGGAGATAATCGACGGCTGCGTGGACGGGCTCCGGTACGCGGGCAGGCTGGATTTGTTCGGCGAGATCGACGGCAAGCGGACGGTCGTGGAGCTCAAGAGCGGAGCCAAAGCCAAATGGCACATTAGTCAAATAGCCGCATACTCTTTGGTAAAAAAGGCTCAAAGATTGCTATTACTGTATCTTCATAATGATATGGGCTACCAAGAACACTGGGTTTCCACTAATGATCTTGTGTCTGGCATTCAAGATTTTAGACACAAACTAAAGGGATGGTATGACAATCGTAATTGAAGGGTATTCTGTATTAATCGACTACGAGGACTCTAAAAGGATTCTTGCTCGGAAATGGAGGCTAAACCACAATGGCCACGGCCAGGTGTATTTCAGCACTGGAGGGCCGAAGGATTCTATTAGACTACACCGATTCATCCTAGGACTTTCAAAGGGGGACGGGAAGGTCGTCGATCACAAAAATGGAAATACGCTCGACAATAAAAAATCTAATCTCCGCATTTGTTCTCCGTCTCAAAATCTACAAAATATGAAAACCCCCAAACATAACAAATCGGGCTTGAAGGGGGCTTCATGGGAAAAGAAATCTAAAAAATGGGGGGCATGGATACAGATTTCGGGAAAGACAAGATGGCTTGGCCATTACGAAACTCCCCAAGAGGCGCACGAGGCTTATTGCTCCGCGGCCCGGAAGTGTTTTGGCGAATTTGCGAGGACAGAATGAAGCGAACGTTCAAACCGCCTAAGCGCCCCAGGAAGGGCAGGAGCGACGCGGCCTGGTTCTATTTCAATTCGCATCCCGTATGCGAAGCCTGCCATCTGATCGAGACGCAAGAGATCCACCACGTACTGAGTCGAGCAACGGGTGGCCCGGACGAGGCGTGGAACTTCCTGGCCCTCTGCAAGGCGGACCATTACCTCTATCACCAGATGGGCAGGCGGAGCTTCGCGGAGAGGTTCCCCCACCTGGCCGACAAGATCAAGGAAGCCTGCAAGACAGGCGGGAGGAAATTCTGATGCCCCCGATGAAGTTCCCAGGCGTGCAGATCGTGAACGCCAATACGCCGGAGGGGGTCGGGAAGATCCTCTGCCGGGGGATGATGGAGTTCTTCATAACCCACATGGGGGCCGCAGCCCGCGAGAACTTCGGAAACTTCATGGCCGCGATGGAGGAGCTCATGCTCTCGCCCGCAGGCATCGAGGCGCAGCGGGCAGGGTGGGCGCAGATCCAGGAGGAACTCCTTGCTCCAGATCACGACTAGGATCATCCACGAGCCCGGCCGCCTAATCATCGAGCTTCCGCCGACCTACGACACCGCCGTCAAGGTTTTCGCCGAGAAGCTCAAGGGCGGGCCTGCGATCATCCAGCTCAAGAAGTGGTACAAGGGCAGGTCCACGGGCTGGAAGTCGCAGAATCATCACATCCGGGGCCACGAGGCGCAGATCGCCCGCGAGACTGGGCAGGACGCCGACACGATCCACCAGTACATGAAGCGCGAGGCAATATCCCGTGGCTACCCGTATGAAGTCTTCAACGACATCGTGATTCCCTGGTCGGAGTCACGGATCGACACGCTCCAGGCGTCCATGCTGATCGACGAGATCCACCAGTTCGCCGCGGAGTACGGCATAGCTCTTATCGAGGAGGAATTCTGATGAAACCCATCGAGATCAAGGCGCTACGGAAGAAGCTCGGGCTGAACCAGACCCAGTTCGCGCTCGCCCTCGGGTGCAAGAAGGGGACGGTCGAAAACTACGAGCAGGCGAAGCGGAAGCCCTCGGAGGTATTCGAGGAGCGTCTCGTCAAGCTGGCCAAGAAGGCAGCGAAGATGAAGCCGAAACTTGACGCGGAGGCCGAAAAGGAGTAGGCTATCTGCGAGATTGGCGCCGGAAGTGTGATGGCTTCCGGGGCCGGCAATCTCATCCATGCCCCGCATGCCGACCATCACCGGCATACGGGGCTTTTCATTTGGAGGCTGGCATGACGGAGCAGGAGAAGGAAATAATCCGAGAAGCCATCAATCACCGCCCGGATAATGGGCCAGCAATGAACGAAGAACGGCCAGCTTATTACGCCATAATCCCGGCTAATGTACGGTACGACAAGAACCTGAACGCTTTCACGAGGCTTCTGTATGGGGAGATAACCGCCCTTTGCAACCTGAAAGGGTATTGCTGGTCAATGAATTCTTACTTCGCTCGACTATATGCAACGTCTGACAGGTCAATCAGCAGATGGCTTTCCCAGCTATTACAAGGGGGGTACATACACTACCGCTGGGTAGCCAAAAATGGCGGGAGGTGTAGACAAATATGTCTGGGACCCCCCGCCAAAAATGGCGGACATAATATTACATCTAATATTACAAGTAATAAATATTCCGCTACCGATACTCCAGGGCCGTCTTTTGGCGATCTGTTCAGGGCAATAGGGGCCAACCCCCCCGAAGGAGACGAATGATGGACTACAAGCTAATTGCGGCTCGAATATGCAATGATACAAGTGGAGGTGATAGAATGACGCTGACCGACAACCTAGCGAAGATACGCGAGGCGCTGGTAAATTACCGAGCCTTGTTAAATGACGATGCGCAAGCCGTTGAGGCCATTGCCCTCCTCGACTCCCTCTCCGTCCCCGACGCGAAGCACCCAGTTCGCAACCCCGAAGTGCTCGTCGCGGATATTCGAGCAGCGGGCGCAGCAGGAAAGGGGAAGTGGAAAATGTCTCGCAAAGCGGCGGGAGACGCTGTTATAGCTTTTACAAAAAACTGGGCCGAGAACGTGCTCTCCGCCCCCGATGAAGTCGAGGAGGTCGAGGATGAGTGACAGCGACAAGGGCGAGGCGGGCGAGCTGATAGAACTAATCTGCCATGCGTCTCCTGTGGCCTGGATATTTAATCAGGATTATGAGGGCGCAAAAAAATGGGAGAAGCAAGTCGCAATACTCCTCGCCGCCCGCCGATCGAGCGCGGAGCCAAGTGGGGACGAACTCGGCGATGATACTATCGAAACTATGGCGGACGAATGGATCAGCCACTACACATGGGAGAGCGAACCCGATATTGATCAAATCCACGCTCACCTCTGCGAGCTAATCCGCAAGACGAGTCGCCTCGCCGCCCGCCGACCGGAGCCGCGGCATGCCGATTAGGCCCGAGGAGCGCGCCCGCTATGACTACCCAGGCAACCTACTTCAACAACGCCGAGGACGAGATGTACCTCATCGGGGCCATTCTCCAGCACAACGAGGTCCTGGACAGGCACAGGATCACCCGCGACCTGTTCTACGAGGAGTTTCACCGAGTCATCTTCGACGCCATCCAGGCCATCAAGAACCGGGGATCGACCGCAGACATCATCTCCGTGGCCCAGGCATGTCCCGTCTACACCGTACAAATTGCGTCCTGCACGAACTTCCTCGTGGGGGACATTAAAGGACTCGTCAAGCGCCTGCGCGACTGCGTACAAGCCCGTGGCGTGGCCCGGACAATACGGGAAATTTCCGAGCTCCAAAGCGACCTGAAGCCAGCCGAGGAGGTCGTGGAGGAGGCGACCCGCCAGATCCTCGCATTGACAGAATGCCGCGACGTGTCATACCGCCCGCTTTTGGAGGTGGCGACGGCGGCGATCGAGGAGATCAAGGTCAGGAAGTCCTGCACGGAGGAGTACTCGGGCGTGCCCTCGGGCCTCGAGCCCCTCGATCGCATGACGGACGGGTTCCAGAACGGGGACTACATCCTGCTCGGAGCCCGCCCGTCCATCGGCAAGACGGCCCTGGCCCTCACCCTTGCGATGAACGCGGCGCTCAAGGGGAGGAAGATCGGCTTCATGTCGCTGGAGATGAAGGACACGGCCCTCTTGAAGCGGATGCTGGCCGCGGCCTCGGGCGTCTCGATGCAGGCCATCAGGACGGGCATGATCGGGCCGAAGGCCCTGACCGACCTGATCAACGGGGCGGGGATACTGACCACCATGAAGATATTCTTCGGCGACGTGCCCAACATGGCTATCAACGACCTGATCGCGGAGAGCCGTATTTTGCGGTCCAGGGAGAAGATAGACATGCTCATCATCGATTACATCGGGCTCATCACCGCGGGGCAGGGCGAGGCGCCCAGGTGGGAGGTATTCTCGGCCATCAGCCAGCGGATCAAGAGCCTTGCCCGGGAGCTGAACATCCCCGTCCTCGCCCTCTCTCAGCTCGGAAGGCAGTCAGACGGGAAACGGCCGGGCCTCGCGGATCTCCGGGAATCCGGCAGTCTCGAGCAGGACGCCGACCTGATCCTGTTCCTTCACCGGGAGGAGAAGTCCAACGACCAGAGCCAGCCCGTCAAGCTGATCGTGGCCAAGGCACGCAATGGAGAGACTGGAGATATCGACCTCGAGTTCGACAGGTCGAGGATGAAATTCCGGATAGGCGACAGGGAAGCGCCGCGGTTTCCCTACAAGGACTAAGGAGAGAACATGAGTCTACAGTTCAGCGAATTCAACACGAAGATCGGCAAGGAGCACTCGCGCCAGTACGCGCGCAACGCCGCCGAGAACTACCAGCGCATCAAGGCCGAATTCCAGGCGGCCGACTGTTCCATCGACACCCTCGCCCGCTTCGAGCCCGGCAGCGTGCCCGCCCTTATCCTTGGCTCAGGCCCGAGCCTGGACGACATCCTCCCCTTCGTGAACCGCTTCAAGGGCGTCGTCTTCGCCTCCCCGTCCCAGTTGGACATACTGGAGAAATGGGAGATAACGCCCCAGTACGTCGTCGCCGTAGACTCTGCGGACAACGTGGGCGAGGAGCAGATCCGGCCCGACCGCGACTGTTACGGCATGACCCTCCTCACTCATCCCTACATCAGCCCGAAGACGCTCGATGCCTGGACCGGCTCCAAGCGGTACTTCGAGCTCAAGGAGGCGGACGGCAGCCACTTCCGGGACGTGTACCCGTGGATCAAGGTCGGCTTCCCCGTCTGCGGTTCGGTCAATAATCTCCAATGTCTCGTGGCGCGGTGGATGGGACTCGGGCCGATCATCCTCGCCGGAGTGGACTACTGCTTCCCGGAAGGCAGGACGCGCGCCCAGGACTATCGCAGGCGCGGCCCGTACATCTTCGACCCGAAGCCCCTCCAGTACTGCGAGACCTCGCCCGGCAAGACCTCGGCCTCACAGGAGACGCTCTTCTACGCCAACCTGCTTTTGGGCCTCTGGAAGATGTACAAGCTCCCCCTGGTCCAGGTCGGCGACAAGGGAGCCTGCACGGAGATCCCCTTCATCCAGCCCGGGGACATCCTGAAGGTGGTGGACATCCACGGGCCGGGGCCGGACCAGATCGAGGCCATCGACCGCTCGATGCTGGCCTACGGGATGTTCGCCGAGACGGACGAGTTCGGGATAGGCCATTTCCGCTGGCGCGAACAGGAAGAGGCGGACGTGGAAACGGCCAAGGCCCTGCTCCAGCAGACGCTCATCAAGGCGGACTTCTGGACGGCGCCGTATCCGACGGGGGGCGGGCTATAGCTTAATCCTGATCGCTCCCGAGATTTCCAGTACGGCGTCGATGGCTGCACCAGCCGCGGCGCCGTACCCGCTTCCGGGCCATTTGTACGCGAGGTATCCCGCGAAGGCTCCGCCCACGACGAGGGCCGACCGCTGCCACCAGAGGCTACGGTTGAGGGCTGACTTCACCGCGCCCTGGGCCGCCAGAGCCTCTTGCTTTCTCATACTTAGCGATTGCGCCAATAGCGTCGTGCAGTCCAAGAGCGAGGACTGCAACTTCCCGAGCTGACTGTTCAAGTCCACTACCTGCGGCACCAAGTCGCTTGCTTTGCTCGAGAGCTCCGCCGAGGCTGCTTCCAAGTCGTCCCAGGAGGGCATCATCGGCTGCGCGGAGAGATTCGTACCTGGCGAGGGCTGATCGGAGGTCGGCTGAACCTGCGCTCCGGCCGAGCAGAAACCCGCCAACAGAAAGAACGCCAGCCAGAAGCACGGCGCCCACGATCCATTTCCAGTTCGGCATTTCATTGTCCCTCCCTCTCATGTTCCTGTTCCGGCCCGTGCCGGAAGTCGATTGCCTTGTTCCCCCCCACGTAGGCGAGGATGATGGCTCCGCACAACGCCGCGACCGATTGCATCGTCACAGAACCGGCAGGGGTGCACACGACGATGTAGCTCACTACGGCCATAGACCACAGCGTTATCCAGAAGGTCGCCGATTTCCATTTCCGCTTCCTCATCCCTCCTCCAAATACAAGGGCCTCGGGATCTCAGCCTCCTTGGCTAGAAGGGGCCGAGGGCGCCCCGAGGCCCTCTAGTGCCGCTAGGCAAGAAGTACTAACGGTACTTCTTGTGCACGCGCTTGCGCCTGTTCATGGCCATCTTGATTTTCCTTTCCCGGGTTTACGAGGCCGGGGCTCTAGCCAAGTGATGAAATCGCGGACCGCCAAGCACGCGAAGCCGTATACAAAGGCCCTCTGTAGAAGGAGCCCTTATACCTTGTCGAAGATCCTGTACGAGTCGAAGTGGCCCTGCGCTACCGTCAATGACCCTCCCTCGATGGGATCGTAGGTCACGTTCTCCTTATCGGTTCCAGCGCCATCCATCACGACGAAATGGGTTTCCGGTCCCAAGACCCATTTGCCGATTATATGCTGATTCGGAGGATCAAGGGGAGTATCGGCGGGGAAATGCCCGTCCCTGAATTTCAAAGAATAGCCGAGCAGATTCACGAACCCTTGGGGATCAACGAGAACGAGATCCTTGTCGAGTATTCCGCGGGCCTTCGCGACCTCCCACACGCAGTTGAAGGAAGCATCGCTGATATCCGGGTTGAAGTGGGCGATCGAAAGGCAGTAGCAGGCTACTTGAGCCGCATCAGGATCGAGCTTGCCGTCATTCTCGAATATGCTCATGGTCCCTTCCTTGAGAAAATAGCATAGAGGGCGGCCACTATTGCGCCGAGCCCTCCAAGATACGAACCAATGACAAGGTTTCTGTTGACGCTCATCGACTGGTGGTTGTCCATGTGCTTGGAGATTTCGTCGTGGACTGAGGCCGCCTTCGCGTAGGCGTGCTGGGCCTTGTCCATGACGGCATCCACGCGCTCGCAGGTCGCGTAGGTCGGCAGGGCCTTCAGAATCATCTCGACTCGCTCATCGATGCGGGCGAGGAGTACGTCCCGGTCCTCGCTCACTTGGCGTATCCCTCGGGATACGGATTCGCCGCCTTCATGTCGGCCACTGCTTGCTTCCAACTGCCCACTGGGACCTCCCCCCGCTGCTCTTTGAAGTACAAAGGGTCGCCCACATTATGAAACCACCCTTGCCTAATTGCAACCACAGAATCACCTTTCGCCTTTAGAGCCTGGGCATCGACTTCGTCCTGGGTTAATCCGCTAAGGACCAAAGGGGGCCTCCTTGCCAGTGTCCCACGCGCTACAATTCGACTGGTAGAACCGGCGCACGGTCAAGTGAAGCTCCGTGTCCCGATACGCTGATAGAATCACGCCGTTCGTATCCTGAGCTATCGTCGGCCATGAGACATGAGACGGGTCAAAGGAGTAGTCCTCGCCGTCGATGTTGATCGTGTTCTCATCGACGTACTTCACTATCGTTTCGCCGAGCGTGCTTGATTGGCAGGGGGACCAGCGGATTTTCATTTCCATTTCCCCATAGCTATGAGGGACACGTTAGCTGCGGTCTGTCTGTTAACTCGGAAATAGCAAATAGAAGCTGTAGAAATAAAGGAATCATACATTTTTCCGGCGAATCCGAAATTGTTGAGTGCGTCACTTCCACCTGCAGCGAAGTATACTGCTGACGAGAAACTAGAAGGAAGATTCCATGCGATTACTTCCGAAACGTTAGGAGTAAGAGTCCCACCGGTGGCGCTATCGAAATAACATACCATCGTCCCATCCGCGAACTGCACATACGATCCGTTGGAGTTGGAGCCGGACTCGACGATACCGGCACCGGCTTCTACGTAGTCGGAGTAGGCGATAGGAATGTTTGAGGAATCGTGACCGCCAATAACGAAACGACCGTTACCATCAGTAGCGATACAATTAATCCGAGTGGACAAAACAATAGCAATGGAACTATCCCCGTACTTAATGCCCCAGGTTAAGCCTACGTCGAGGGAACGAGCTATTTTACTGTCACTTGTTCCCGCTACAAATACCCCATTACCGTAGGCGATAGCGATAACGGGGCTTCCACCAAATGGATTCGCGATGAGACTTCCCCACGTCACGCCTCCATCGGTTGAACGAGCTATTTTACCGTCAGTTGTTGTCGCTACAAATACGCCATTCCCGTAGGCGATAGCGTATATCGTACTTCCACCAAATGGATTCGCGATGAGACTTCCCCACGTCACGCCTCCATCGGTTGAACGAGCTATTTTACCGTCAGTTGTTGTTGCTACAAATACCCCATTACCGTAGGCGATAGCGACAAAGGGGCTTCCACCAAATGGATTCGCGATGAGACTTCCCCACGTCACGCCTCCATCGGTTGAACGAGCTATTTTACTGTCACTTGTTTCCGCTACAAATACCCCATTACCGTAGGCGATAGCGACAACGGGGCTTCCACCAAATGGATTCGCGATGAGACTTCCCCACGTCACGCCTCCATCGGTTGAACGAGCTATTTTATCGTCAGTTGTTGCCGCTACAAATACGCCATTCCCGTAGGCGATAGCGTATATCGCACTTACACCAAATGGATTCGCGATGAGACTTCCCCACGTCACGCCTCCATCGGTTGAACGAGCTATGGTACCGTCACCTGTTACCGCTACAAATACGCCATTACCGTAGGCGATAGCGAATATCGCATTTACACCAAATGGTGTGCTCGTTGCCTTAAAAAAAAACCGTCCCGGCGCGGAGAGGAGGGAGTCCCTCGCAAAGACTCGACCGGAGATGAACAGGTCGAGAACATTAGCATTGCCAGTAGTGCTAGGCTGAATCTCGAAAAGATGCTGCCATGAGCCGTTGATATACTCGTCGATCTGGAAATACCCATCGGTTCCTCCCGGAACTACATTGTCGTTGATCGTGGCGTTCTGCCCGTACATGCGAACGTCGCCCGATTGAGGTACAGTATTGGGCTGGGTAGCTATGGGCTGGACCACGCCCTGGATTACCTGGAGAGCTTTGCCGTTATTCGCCTGGACGGTATCGAGGCCCTTATTGAGACGCCCCGTGACGTTGAGATCGCCCCGGATAGTAACCGGGCCTTCGATTATCTGGGTCGCGCTCACGGATTGTCCCCCATATTCTTCGCCGCCCCTACTATATCACCGATTCCGTGCTTGTAGGGAATCTTCATCGTGAGCGGCAACGCCCAGGACATGAACGAGTCGAAGGCGTCCCCCCACTGCTTGTTCGCCGTCCGGGGATTCTTGGTGTTCATCGCCAGGTGGACGTGCTGGGCCGTGGCGATAATATCGTCGCCGAACTGGGACACGAGATCGGGGCTCGTCTGGACGGGAAGGCTAGTTCCCGACATGGCCCGCTCGAGTGGGTAGACCGCCTGAGCTACGCCGGGGATAAGCCCAAGCGTATTCTGGGAGAGCTCCTCGCCAACCCTCTCTCCTATCGGGGTCTTGTTTTTCTTCCCCGTGATCTTTTGGCCAATGTCATTGGCCAGACCGCGAATCCCCGCGATAGCCAGGGCCTCGCCGAACACTCCTACGGCGAGGTACTTCGCGAAGGCCCTGCCGCCGCCTGGGGTATGAATATCCATCGCCTTGCGGATTCCTAGGTTCAGTAGGGCGTTTTTCTCCGACATAAGCGTGGAGAGGGTGAGTCCGACAATACCCTCTCGAGTCATGTTCTGCCGGTACATTTCCCGAGGATTGGCGTGTGTGCGCTTGGTCACGTATCCGGCGTAGGCCGCCTCGGCCTTGATCTTCTCCGCTTCAGTCATGGTAGGAAACTTGTCCTCGGTGAGCCCCAGGGCTCGCTTGACGTGCTGGCTCGGGACGCCTTCCTTCATCTCCCTTCGGAGCTGCGTGATGGCGGACCACATCTCTCCCTTGGTCGCTCCGGTGAATCCGAGCTTCTCGGGGACCATCGAGGCTTTCTGTATCTTGTCGAGTACCTTTCCCGTGCCCCTGGATACGTCCTGCATCTCAGGGAGGAGGCCCCTCTCGGCGATCTGCCGGTAGAGGGGAACGTTCGCCATGAGGTACTCATGGGTGCTTTTGGGGTGGATAGCGACAAACGCCTGTCCCTTGGTCCAGTCCCCCGCGGGAACGTAGCCGGCCAGGGATCGCTCGACGAGGACTCGGTTGATAGCCCCGGTCGGGAAGTTGAATCCGAGGACCGCACCGATCCCCCGGTTGCGGACATTGATGAACCACTTGTCGAGTCCGTTGAACACCTTCTTGTTTCCGGCGATAGCCTGGAGTCCCTCGGTGATCTGCTTGTAGAAGTTGTCTCCCATCTGCGTCTTGAGATGGTCAGAGAAGTCCTTGTCGAAAAGCACCTTCGAGGCGTTCCGAACGGGCTCCCCGAGCCCGACGAACGTCGAGGCGGAGTCGGCCATCTCCATGATGTCGTCGCCCGCGTTTCGCAGCCAAACGGCGTTGTGAGATCCTACGCGGGAGATGGTATGGCTCTTGTCCACGCCGGCTCGAGTGAAGGAAGAGGAATTCCGCTGGTGGAGGATTTCCTCCTCGGTCGGGAGCTTATGCTCGGCCCGGTGGAGGGGATAGTAGTTGTCCAGGGTATCCATGTCGTAGCCGTACATTCGGCGGAAGGTATCCTTCATGTCCTTCCCGGCCCGCTTCCCCATGTCGAATATCTTGCCGAGGAGCTCTTTCTCCTTCGGGTCCATATCGGACAGTAGCTTGTCGAGCGATGCCTCGGTGAGCTTGTACTTCCGGCCGAGGACGGAATCCCCCTGGAGCGAGAATCCGCTTTCGAGCAGCGAGGCCCGCCCCTCCTCCTGAGCCGCGATGCCGGCGAGGGCGATCTCCTGGCCCCGTTGCAGCTTGCCCTTGAAGCCCTCTATGTCCACATCCTTCGTCTCGTTAAGCCACGCGCCCATGTCGAGCTTGTTGTCCTTGAACCAATTTACTACGGGGTCGCTATATTCGTAGGACTTGGCGACCCTCATGTCGTCCCCGTCGTCGATGGCCTTCCCGAGGATCTGGTAGCCGCGGGAGTCCTCCCCCCCGAAAGCGGAGGCGACGAGAGTCTGATACTGGCTAACCGAGTTTTTGGCGTGGTCAATGGCGCTCTTGATCTTTGATCCAAGGCCTGTGTTCGCCTTGACGAATTCCCCCGGCTTGGGAGTCTCCTTGGGGTGGGCCTCGATATTCTCCCATTTGAGGGCTTTGAGGGCTTCCTGCTTGTCTACCGCCTGCCCACGCTCGAGCAAGGTCCTCGAATCTACGCCCGCCTTATGGTAGGCCATGATGGTGTCGTGGACTACTTTTTGCTCCTCTAGGGTAAGGTCCCGGAAAGGTTTTTTGGCGAGCTCGCCTAATCGATTGACATAATTTTCAGGCAGACTCGTAGGCGCTACACCGGAATTTATCTGCTGCTGGACATCGAAAAGGTTCGCAAGAGTCTTATTCGTGGGTTTATTCAGGTTGATCTGATCGAGAATTCCTTTGATCGGGGCTTTATATTCGTCCCCGATATGAGATAAATCGAGAGATTTAAGATTATTGACATACTGATTGCTTTGAGCTACTGCCGCGACACGCTCCCTTTCGTTGACGAGGCCCTGCTTTACTTTCTCCGTGGTTTCCTTGTGAAGCATATCCTGAGTCATCCGGGCTTCCTGCCGTGCGGATTTCAGGGCATCTTCCATAGCGAGGTCCTGGACCCCTGAGAGCTTCCCTTCCTTCCGGGCCGAGTCCAACGCATCCTGAAGCGAGGCAACCTTCTGGTTGGCCTTTATCATCCTGGGGTCGGATTCGACCCGCTCCGTCGTCGAGGGCGGCTTGGCCGAAACCATCGCGGCGGGCTGCTCGGATCGGAGCTTGTCGAGCTCCGCTTGCTGGGGCTCGGTGATGACCTTGTTCTTCTCCAGCGTGGCGAGATCGTTTATCCGCTCAGAGGAAGTCCGCTCGAATGGGGCATTCTCAATCGAAGCCAGCTCGGCTCCGGTCGGCTTCATTGTTCCACGTGGAACATCTAATTGAGATATTGGAGTTTTCGCTATTTCATCCTTGGCGATCTTCGTCCGAGCGGCTTCCGCTTTGGCTTCCGCGGCGGCGGCTTCGGCTGGAGGAAAAGGCACAGCGCGTTCCGCCTCGGGATTCGGGAGTTTACCCAAGTCCACGCCCTTCGACGCAACCTTGACCCCGCCAGCTTCGGTTGGTGAAGGTTCTACGGTCTTATCTATCTCGCCCGCGATCTTCGATGCTTCCATAGCGTAACGAGTACCCTGAACCGTCGCTCCGATTGCATGGACAGTTCCCATCGCAAGGGCTTGCTCGAGCGTTCCCGTGGCGAATTGGTTCCAGATCACGTTCGCTTGATCCCATGTCAGGTCAGTACCGTCTACTTTATTAGACAGTGACTTGGCGAATTGGGGCAGAAGGACGCCTGTAGCGTTGTTGAGCGCGGCGATGGCGCCCTGCTCGAGGTATCCCTTCCCGGCCTGGATGACGATGGACCTGGCGAGCTCGCCCGACGCCACGGCTTTCAGGGAGGCCTCCGCGAGGGCCTCCGTCGCCTGCTTCACGCCCGGTATCTTGCCCGCGGAGAGGGCAGAAAGGACGGTCTGCGCGGCCAGCATGACCCCGGAAGCCGCCCTGGCGGCCTTCACTCCCACCCCGGAATCCCGGAGTTCGCCATAAAAGCCTCCGATAAGGCTTCCCATCGCGGTATCCACCGCCTCATCGCTCAGGGCAAGGGACTTTTTCGCGCCCTCCTCGAGCGCCTTCGATGCCCCGGGGATAAGTTTCACGTACCACATTTTCGAGAGAAGCCCCTGGCCGAAGGCCTGCATCCCCGTCACTGACCCCACGGCGCCCGCGCCGAGCTGGATGCCGAGGCTCGAGGCCGCGTCGATGACGAACCGCGGCATCCCGCCGACTTGATCCTTCGGAAGCTGAGCTTGGAGATCCTTGATCTGCTGCGCCCGATCGGGAGTCTCGCCTTCCCTGAGCTGCTGGTACTGGAGGGTGGCGATCTTCGTGTTCAGGGGCATCGCCTTGACCGTGTTCTCGAGCTTAGAGGAGGCCGATCCAGGGTTCTCGAAGGGACCATAGAGCCTCTTGGCGACGACATTCGCGTTGTCGTAGACGAAAGGGGCGGATATTCCAAGGATCGGGGCGGCGTTTTTCGCCAGAGAAAGCTTCTTGTCTACCTCGTCGGGATTCTTGGAGAGCCGCTTAGTGAGGGCGAGGGCCTGGGCCTTGTCCTCGTCCGTCGCCTGGGGAGGCTTGACCGTCGTCGAGGACGTCATCCAGGAGTCGAATTCAGAAGGCGCGGCCGCGCTCTGAGATCCTAGAGGCTTCGCCGTCTCGAACCAGGCGGTATCGCTCACTTCACGACCGTCCAGTCCTCATCCTTAGCGCCCTTGTACTTGTCGGCGGGGAGGAAATACCAGCGGAGGGTCTTGTCCTTGTCCAGCCAGAGCTGGTAGACGGTCTTTTTATCCGGGGTAATGAGCTCCGAGATGGGCCGCATCCCTTCTCGCTTGTCGCCCTTGGGGCGGAGCTTCGGCGAGGGATTCGGAATTGGAGGCTCCTTGTTCCCGGTAGCGGCGAAATAGGTCTGAGCCGCCTTCTCGGTGTAGTCGGACATGAGTTTCGTCGCGGCGGGCTGCTTGGCGTCCACGGCCTCCTGCATCTTGCCGGTCTGGATGAGGTTGGCGATATGCTGGGTCTCCTCGACAGAATGGTTCCCGAATATCCCGCGCACCCAGTCGGTGTTTCTGGTGAACCATCCCCGTTCTCCGGTCGTGATGGTCGTGACGGCATCCTTGATGTACTTGTCGCCCAGGGTATCCTTCAGGTCCTGGACGATCTTGTTCTTCGTCGCCTGGTCCGTGATGTCCTTGTGGGCCGTGAAGTAGTTCGCCGCGTACATCTGGACCTGCTTGGCGAGGTCAAGCTCGGCAGGGGAGGCCCCCGCGGCGGGCTTGGCCGTGTCTACGGCGGCCTTGTCGGCGGGGGTGAAGTCGTACTTCGTGACGAAGTTGTAGAACTCCTTCTTGGAGGTCTCGTCGGTGATTCCCTTGGTCTTCAGCATCTTCTGGATGTACTTCCGCTTGTTCGTCTCGCTGTGGTCCGGGTCGCCCATGTACTCGTCGTAGAGGGGGGCGAGGGCGGCGGCCGTGGAAGCCTTGCCCCCGCCGTGCCCCGCCTTCTCGACGGCCGACTTCACCATCTCATAGGCCGCCCGCTTCTCCGCGGTTCCGTCCACGCCGGCCTCGGGGACGCTCTGCCAGTTCATCTTCTCGATCTGGGAGTAGGCGTCCTCGGGGATCTTGTCCTCGAGGACCCAGTTCAGGGCCTTGTCGAAGTTGTCCTTGTTGCCCGCGTCTGCCTTTTTCCCCTTCACTGCGAGGACCAGCTTGTAGCTCTGGGCGGCGGCCGTGGACATGGACTTCCTGTCCTCCTCGGAGAGATTTTGGGAATTCTTGGGATCGAGCATCCAAAGGGTTCCGGCCTCCTCGCCCTGCGTGTTCATCTGCTCGAGGCCCCTGGAGAGGAGATCGTTTTTGTCTATCGCCTTGAATAGCCTAGCCCTCTCATCCTCCCAGGCGGCGGGATCGGCGACGTTCGTGGCGACGGCGGCTGATCCAAGAGCCTCGAGGCGGGCCTTTTTCTGGTCTACCGGCATATCATCGGCCATCGTGGCGTCCACGTTGGAGTGGAATGCCCCCGAGAGCTTGTTGATCCTGGCGTTGATTACTCGATCGTTTATCACCTTGTCGCGGGAGATCTTCTGGCTGATCCACCACTCGTTGAGGGCGTTGAAGGCCTTCGTGTTTTTCAGGGCCTTCGCGGTCTGGTCCCAGGCGTCAGACATAGCCTTAGTGTTCTTATCCCCCCACTGGTCGAAGTTGGGGTCAGTGGCGAGGTTCTGGTCGAAGGCGTTCATCTGCTTTTCGAGGAGGAGCTGTCCGGTCTGGAATTCGGACGTAGCCTCGGCCTCGTCGAGCTTGTTGTAGATGGTCATTCCGAGCTTCCCAAGGGAAGCCCCTACGTCCTGAATGGCCGGTCCCGTGCTAACTCCGCTAAAAAGTCCCGCCATCTCAGCCTCCGGGGGAATAGTAATTCCCGAAGTTTAGATTACTATACCCCGAATAATCGGCATACGTATCGAGGTCGTAGGCGTAGGGCTGATCTGCAGGGGCTTTTTGCCGGGGAGTCCAGAGCGACCCGAGCAGAGACGAGCCTTCGTTTACTATCGAAGAGAAGGCCGATAGCCAGAGGCTCGAGTCGTAGGTCTGGAGATTGGTCTGGGTGAACGATTCCTGCTGGTTGAAGGCCGCGACGGACTGGTCGTAGCCGAGGTTCGCGCCGGCCATGACCTGAGCCTGCTTTTGGGTAAACGTCGCGAGATTCTGGGCCTGCTGCGCCTCGAATTCGGCGGTACCCGACCTTATCTCTCCGGTGGCGAGGTTCGATGCCCCGACGATATTCTCGGCCTCGTTCCCGATCTGGAGGTTCGCCGTGCGCTCGTAGGCGGCGAGTTGCATGAGGGGCGACGACATGGAATCGTAGACGTTCGGGGCGGCCCGAGCATAGGACACCGACCCGTCAGGATTTGATACTATATCGCCCTTCCCGGTATCCTCTCCCGACTGGACGGCTCCCGATCCGACCTTGATCCCCCTGGCCGCGGCGTTGGATATGAGCGTCGAAGCCCCGCTCTGGGCGGCAGACCGCTCGGCCCCGAGCTGCTCCTGAGATGACTGAAGCTGCTGGTTTGCGGAAGTATACGCATTCTGCTCCGCCGTGGTCTGACTGCCCTCCTCGAGGGCCTGCTGGGACTGATACGAGGCGAGGTCCTGCGCCTGGTTCGTCGTGAGCTGGGCAATGTTCTGCTGTTCCTGCTGCTCCTGGAGGGCGTCGGCCTGCTTCTGCTGGTCGGCTTCCGTCTGGGCGGCATTGCTCTGTTGGATATCCCCGTAAATCGCAAGTCCGACATCCACTACTCCAAGAGCTATCAACGCGCCGACCATTACCTGATCCTCGAATAAAGGGCCTTGTTGAGTCCGTTCGGCCCGAACTTGCGCATCATGGCCTCGAAGGAGAACCCGAGGAACCGCTCGGTCCGTGCCCACTTCTCGCCTTCCGGGATGATCGCGTTCACCCGGTCAAGGGAATTCTGCTCGATGGTCCGGTCCAGCCACTCCCGGGCCGTCTTCATCACGGAGGGGCCGCAGTTGGTCTTCGAGAGGAACATCCACGATTCCCCGGTCCCCCGCCAGAGGATGCGTATCCCGCCACAGACGGCGATCTTCCCGTCGTGGAACAGGGTCGCGCAGGGGCCTCCCGCCTTCAGGATCTTTCCCGTCGCCTCGGCCTTCTCCCCGTTCTGGAACTCGTAGATGGCATCCATCGCCAGGAGGTGCTCAGGAAGAAATTCCACGATCTCATTCATACCCGGTTACCTCGGGGATAATTGCCGTCACCATTAAGGGAAGCGGCTTCGAGGATTGTACCGTAACGCTCGATCCGAATGCAAATCCCGATGGCATCGGACTCCGGCTGGTTCCCGTATAAGGCGTCGGGAACGTAGTCTGTCCTGCCGTGTAGTCTGATATTTCGGGGTTCCCGCCTTGGACTCCGATTACTTCAGCGTAAAGCGTGTTGAGAAATTGAAGCACGACCCTGGGGATAGTGAGCTCTTTCCCAACGCCGCTGTCCTGGGCGACGCCCGTCTCTATGGGCATCGTCTCAAGGACTGAGGTATAGCCGAGGCCGACTATGGCCGTATTATACGAAGCCGGATAGGTCCCCCCGTTCGGAAGCGTCACCTGGCCGCCCGAGACGACGGCGGTTCCGAGGTACATCCCGTCCCCGACCATCTGAACCGTCATTCCGTTCAGGTTCGTAAGACCGGTAACGACCGTGAAGGGAGTTGCGTTGTACTGGTAGACCGAGGCGTCGGTGAATACGGCCGGCAAGACGCCGCCCTGGCCCGATTCGGAGGTCCAGTCTAGCGTCGTGACCTGTTCGATTATGTAGTGCCCATTTCTATTCACGACGAGATAGAGAACATCTTCCGTCGGACCCTGGCCTACACAAATGCTTACGATGGTCCCATTGGTGACGTAATTCCACCAGGCCCGGCAATCGTACTTGTCGTCATACTCACATCCGACGAGGGTGCCGTCATTCTGGAGGAACCAGAGCCGCATGACCGGAGACGTGGAAAACTCGATCTGGTTTATCGACGACGCGGAGGTAAGGAACAAGTGATCCGAGAATATGGAGAGGGTATCGGGAGGCAAGAGCTGGATATTGACGCCCTGCCAGTTCAGGAGCATGACGCGGCGCGCGGCGCGATCCACGAAGAGGACGCCCCCCGTCATAAAGTACGCCTGGATATTCGCGCATCCGGTCCTCGAAATATTCCTGAAGCTGAAGGTGTTTGCCGTCGAGTCTCCGGGTATGAGCACCTGCCCGCTTAGAGTTCCGATGATGATGTCTGTTGCCGACACGATCCACTGGATAGCGTCGTTCTGGTCAGAGTATATCTGGCCCGTAAATCCGTCCGCATCGCCAACCGATTGCTGGTACTGGGGGGTACTTGTGTACGCGGGGGTGTTCCCCGCGGCCGCGGTGACAACATTACCTGAAGAGTCGAGCGGCTGGCCCGAGGCGTTTTCGCTCATCGTCTGGACGGTGTAGACGATATCCTCGAAGAATTGCATAAACATTGAACCGTAGGTGTCGAAGATTTCTACGACCGATGCCCACACTTCTTGGGGATCGTTGACCGAAGCGGCCCACAGTACGCGCTGGTTCGCGCAAGTGACTACGCCGGGGTAGTTCCCCGAGGTCTGAAAGGGAAGCGCCGAGTCCTGGGAAATAGCTATCCCGTTGGTGATGGTGCCGGTTCCGTTGGCGTTTGTGTCCATGACGATAGTCGAGGACGTGACCGAGGCCAGCTTGGAATTCGGCGCGATTCCCGCGGGACTAGTCCCGATTGGGGCAATGAATCCAGAGACGGGGATCCCGGCATGGGAGACGATCAAGCCTAGGTATGCCCCCGTCGTGCCGCCGTAATTGGCGCTCATCGTGAGCGAGCTTGACGTGACCGCGATGATCGTCACGCCGGCCCCGATGCCCGTGCCCGCTATCGGCATACCGATAAGCGAGAAGGCCTGCTGGGTGGGGTCGAGCGTCGGAAGGGTGATCGTCGGCCTTCCGTTGGTCAGCGTTCCGCCGAGGACTACCGCAAGTAGGGGGTTCTGCGTCGGGTCAGGAGTCACCGCGGAAATAGTCTTATTGCCCAAGGCTAGAGTCCCCGTGAAGTACGACGGGGCGCTGCCGACTATCGGGATAGGGTTGACGAATACGAAGGTATTCAGCGAGACGTACTCCAGCATTGCCGGAGCGTAATTTGAGTTGGCGATAAAGAGGTCGGGGTAGGCCCATCCCATCTGCAAATTCACGAGGTCGGCGGTCAGATACGGGGTGGTGACGGTCTGCACGACGGAAGGCGTCGTGTTCATGTTGCCCCATATCCTGAGCATTAGATTCGTGAATTCCAGGAGATACCAAAGGTTCTGGTTGATAACCATTCGGTATATCTGGGCGGTCACGTCTCCAAGGGTGTTCTCGATCATAAGAGAGCCGGTCCTCTTTCTGAATCCTCCCTGGATCATCGGGACCATGTTCTGAACGGTCTGGGCTCCCTTGTGGTAGACGTTCGTCTCAGACCTTCCGAGCATCTTGGGCGAGAGCTCGCCATAGGTGAAGTCGGAGAGCAGGGGCGTAATGTGTCCGAGATAGTTGGGCATTACGGGAGCTCCCGGTCAGTCCAGAACGGATCGCCCTCCGGTTCCATGTCCATTTCGGCGAGGTTGTAGGTCTGCGCCCGGGCGATGAGCGCCTGATACTCGGCGAGGAACCGGTCCTCGAGCTTGTCGCCTCCGGTCACGTAGAGGGCGATCTTCGATGCCAGGCGGCACACGAGGGCGTCGGTGAACAGGGGATCGAACAGGGAGGGGTCCGTTACCTGCGAAATGTAGGCGCCATAGACGTTTCCCGCTCCCGGATCGAGGTCGGTGTAGATGTAGGCGCCCTCCCGCCTAGAGGGGAAGGAATTCTGGTGGACCACCTTGAACGGCCAGAGGTAGATGAAGTTCGGCAGGATGACGAAAAGGTCAGTGTCCCGAAGCGAGTCCTGGGGTTCGTTGTACATGTACCACGTCCCCACGGCGTTCAGGGGCTGGAGGACTACGCTCTGGGAAGATCCCGCCTGCGTCGTTGCATTCGACAGGGTGAGGGTGATGGTGGTTCCCGTTGAAGTCACCTTCGAGATGAAGCAGGTCGAAGGGATTCCTGCGGGGAAGGAAGGAAGGATGTTCCCGTTGTTCAGGCTTGTGGTGATCAGCCATCCATTCAGGACAGGGCAGAGGCTCATGGCCTGGGTCACCGCGGTCGCTGTGACCTGCTTCGAGAGCCGGATCGTATTGGCGATGTAGTCGATTCCCTGGACCTGTGTACCTGCGGGGATTCCCGGGCCAGAGATGTTCTGCCCGATCCATGCCGGGTTCGGCACAATGGAGCAGTTCTTCAGGGTCCGGGACTGGATGTCCACTCCCGCCACCTGGTTGGTGTCGGCAGTAAAGTTGACGACGGGGACTCCGGTAATGGTCACCGTGGTGGCGCCCGACCCCCATGATCCCGTTCCGAGGACGTAGGCAGGCACGAGGAGGGACCGCTTCACCGCGAACTTCCAGACGTGCGAACGGAGCTCCTCGTCCCTGGTGGCGTAATACTCCGACCCCGCGATGGACCCGTACTTCCCGGTATCGGAACCATCCACGGCGGTCACGAGCTTTGTCTCGCCAAGGCGCTGGAGGGCCTTGTTGAAAATCTGGATGTCAGTGAGCGTGTTCACGGCTTACCAGGTGTTCGACATTCCGTCGTCGATGATTTCCATCCAGCCGATGTCCACGTAGAGGTTGCCCACCCCCGCGGCGCCGAATGCCGTCAGGTTCTGGATGACGATTCCCTCGTTTGCCCGCAGGACCACGGGGACATGGTGCTCCCCGAATTCCTCCATGATGGGCACATTCCTGAACGGCCCGGCCCCTGCCGCCGCGCCGTATCCGGCAGCAGACAGGAAGGGGAACGTGTCGAGCGTCTTGGTCCCCGCCCCGAGGGCAGCCGTGGTGGCGATCCTCAAATCCCCGTTGGCGAGGATCTCCGAGTTGGGATAGATCGACTGCTTGTCGTTCATGCTGGCGGGGGGGAGGGATGCCGTGCCACCCGTCGAGCTTCCCGTGAAGGTGCGGGCGATGAACGCCGCGAAGTCCACGACCTGCGCTCCGGTGAATCCCGTCGTGATGATGAAGTCGATCTTCAGGAACTTGAGCTCAAAACGCTTCTTGATGCCCGTCGCGGGGGCCGAATTGAAGCGCAGGGAGAACAGGTCAGCATTGGCCGCGACTCCCGTGATGAGCCCCGACTTGAGGGACATCTCGTAATATCCGCCGCCCTTCGGGTTGAGCGGCTGATTGCAATTCGGAGCGTTCCGGGGCATAGATCCTCCAAAAAGGGGCGGAGTTTCCCCCGCCCCTTAATCGCTAGTAAACCGTAAGCTCGGAGTCGAGCTTGAGCTTCGAAAATACCCCGGTCCCTATCGTGTAGAGACCCTTGAGGTATCGCTTGAGGGGGGCGTTGGTCGGGCTGTCGGGGAGGGGAACCTTGCACAGCAGCGGCGAGGCCGCGGCCGTGAGGTACGGCTTGGTCATCTTCACGAGCGTGAGGTTCGACGTGTAGCCCGCGGACGACGTGCCCGAGGACTGGAGCGCGATGGTCAGGCCGACGCCAGACGTTCCTCCCGAGGCGCCCGAGTTGATGGACACCTGGAAGAAGAATTTCTTGACCGCCTGGCCGATGGTCACCATGACGGTGTTCTGGCTTGCCGACTGGTACGGCGACTGACCGTAGAGCGAGGAAATCTGGTTGCCGGTATCGAACGGGGTGTTGGAAGCCGTGGAGCCGGTCGAGAGTACGGTCTGCGCCGAGGAGAGGGTAAGGTAATTATCGCGAAGGGGCATCTTTTTCCTCCTTTCCTTAGCTCACCTGAGCTTCGTTGGTAGCGATGCGTTCCACCATCCTGACGGGAACGCCCTGGAACATGGTCTGGACCCGTCCCCAGATCTCTTCCTTGGTGTAGTACTTGTTGGAGCCGGTCACGGCGTCCACCTGCATCTGCGTCCAGACGAATCTGGGAACGTAGAGCACGGCGCCGTCGTATCCGTCCGGGAGCTGCCCGAGGGACTGGATCTGGAGGGTCGCGGTCCAGGTCTGCGTGGTCTTGTAGATGTTGGCCAGGCGCTGGACCTTGCGGGGGTCGGCGACGCACAGGCCGAACTGGATGAGGAAATGGACCACGTAGGCCTTGTAGGGCTTCTGGTTGGAGTCGTACACGAGCTGCTCGCCCATGTCCGTCACCTTCACGAAGTCCTGCCCGCCGTGCGGGTAGACGAAGAACACAGCGTCCGGCCCCCAAACTATCGCCCAGGCGGAGGACAGCGAGTTCGAGGTCGAGCCGGTGGCCGACGTGACGTTGTACCAGGGATTCGTGGCGATGGTGTTGTACCGCTGCGCGAGGCCCGTGATGCGGTCGGCGGAAGCGCCTCCGATGGACGTGGAGGGACCGACGCCGACCGCGGTGTTGGCGACGTAGTTGCCGTACAGGAGGCGGTCGTGGATGGTCTTGACGAGGCCCCGGACGAACGTATCGCACTGCTGCTTCACGTACTGCTGGGCATTGCGGCGCCGCGAGAGGATGCGCATGTCGATGCGCAGGTAGTCCTCGAGGCCCTGGATGAGCTCCGTGACGGGAGCCTGGGTGGCGACGTCCCAGCCTACGCCGACGTTGATCACCGAATCGACGCCGACGGGCTCGGAGAGGGACTGGATGAAGTGGTGACTGTTGAAGTCGTCCGCCTCCATCCAATACCCTTCCTCGAGGAAGGGGTTTCTCTGGGAAAGCGTGTCGATGAGAGCGAGGTCGTTGCCCTGAGCTCCTATGCTCTTGGCAACCTCGATCATCGTATATTCAGTAGTAAAACCACCAGCAGCCATGATCTACGCCTTCAAGCGGCGTGAGTGGAATCTATTCCCGGCCGAGCTTATCCACCTTGAAGTGGAATCCGCCCTTGCTTTCGGTTCCTGATCCCTCTCCTGATGGCACAACCATCCGCGGAGGTCCGATCTTCTCGTAGATGTTCCTGAACATCCGCAAGAAATCCGGGTCATTGTCCAGTCCGTATGCCTGGATCTTCCTGAAAAGCGCTCCGTTGGCTCCTTCCGGTATGAACTGGGTGTAGGCCTGCCTGATGCCTTCCCACTTGTCCGGGAACGAGTCTCCCCACTCCGTCTTGAGCTTCCCGAGGGCCTCGGCCGCGGCTGCCTTCTTGGCCTCGATGGCCTTCTGGACTCCCGCTACCTGGGCCTTGTTGTACTCGTCGAAGAAGGTCCTTGCCTGATCCTGGGTCAACCCGAGGTTATGGGCAAGTCCACGGAACCACTTTTCCTGCGCGTCGTCGTACCGCATCCCGCTTGGAATCTGAGGTTTTTTAAGGGTATACCCCTCGGCGGATTCTGGACGGCCAAGTCCGTTGTAGAACTGGTCCCATGCTTCCTTCGGAGCGTCCTTGTCAGGCCGTTTCACGGCGCCCACGGAAGAAGCCTTCAGCGCGGCATAGGACGCGTAGAGTTCCGAGAGGCCCTTGGGGAGCGATTCAAGCTCCTTCGGGTCCTTGGCTACGCGGGCCTGGATGTCCGCCAACTGCTCTTTCGCAAGCTGCCCGGTCCAACCGGGAAACTTCGGAGCGTCTGTACCCGACCCTGTTCCTTCCTCCACGGGAGGAGTATCGCCAACGGCGAGAACGGGATCTGCCGCTACGGGAGCCGCCTCTTGGACGGTTCCGGTCGCGCCTTCAAGCATTCTTTACTCCTAAAGCCGTTTCACGTCCCTGATCCCCGGCTCCGCTTTCTCGCGTGGGCTCGGGAGCGGAATCTGCAAGAGGTTCCGCGTGACCATTCTCATGTTCGACGGCTCGTAAAGCTCCATTTTCACTAAAATCCGAAATGCCGCGTTGTGCAGAATCCGGTCCTCTTTAGTGTTGATTGTCTCGTATACCCGGAGATCTGTCAACAGATCCTCAAAAACCTCAATTCCCTCCTGGGAACCTGAGAAAACTGCGCGGTATTTTTCGGCCAATGTCCTCCCGGGAGATGTCATATTCCACTCCTATCCAGAATTCGTTCATCGGCACCTTGTCGTCGGCCTCAACGGGGATTTCCCAGCCATCGGCGACAACCTGCCCTTTTTCGTCCACTTCAACGAGGCGGGTTATGATTAGCTGGCGGGCGTTCTTCTGCGCGCTGGCGTTGCTGAAGCTGGCCCGAAGGCGCATTTCGGATTCGAGGGAATACTTGGTGATGGGATTGATCCTGATGACCGAAGGTTCCCCGCGCCGTTCCCGGCACTTGCTGACCTCGGCGACCATCCGGTGAAGGAGACCCATTACAGCGCTCCCTGGGCGTCAAGCACCTTTTGTGCCGGAGACCCTTCATCGGGTTTGGTGGACCCCTTGTGGAGGGTGTCGGCGGTCTTGTTCAGGGCTTCCTGCTTCATCTGGTCCTGCTGGGCCTTCGCCCGCTGCGCCCGGATCTGCGCGACCTGCTTCTCGTCCCGGGTGATCTTCGCGGGAGCTCCTCCCGTCTGCATGATGTAGTCGTAGATCTCATCGGGGTCGAGCCGGTCAAGCATCATGGCAAGTTGGGGAGCCTCCTTCACGAGGCCGAGAATCTGGGGAATGGTGGCGTTGAATCCCTGCATCTGGAGATGCCGCTTGGCGAGCATGGCGACGGGGCCTGAGAAGGATATGTCCACGGGCGTCTGCATGAATTCCATGAGAGAGGGGGGAGGCGGCGGAAGCCTTCCTGCCCGGGAAAGCACCTTGAAGGTCTTTCTGATGAGGGGAATCAGGTTCTCGTTCTGGTCCCGCGTGATGATGGGCTGAAGGAGGGTCGCCTGCTCTCCCTGCATGGCCTGGACCTGGGTGGCCGTCACTTTGGCGGTCATCTGGGACATCATCGAAAATATCTTGGCCTTGAACATCTCGGCGAGGGCCGAGCGGGTGTCCGCCACGCTGGAAAGCCCCGCCTGGAGGGAGGCGGGGAACTGGATGGGCTCGAGTTTGTCCTGGGGGGAATCCATCGTCGTGATGCCGTTCGGGACGATCTTCAGCTTGCCCTTCATGGTCCCGGTCTGGATCATGGGCGGCTCGACGAGGAGCTGGGCTGCGCGGAGAACCGAACGGGACATCTGGTTGACCATCATCACGGCGAAGATGGCGTCGATCGCCGCGGAACGTGGATAGGCCTCGGAGGTGAGCCTCCAGCGGGCGGTGGTCGGAACCTCGTCGGTGTCCATCCCGGACTCCTCGAGGATCACCTTCTCGGCGTCGAGCTGGTAGACCGAGGCATAGGGCTTGTTGGCGGAATCGATCTTCGTGATGTCCCGCTCTTCCCTGGGGAATATGGCATGGATGCAGACGTATTCCTTGTAGGGGTCCTTCTCCATCTTGTTCCTGAAGGTCTCCTTCAGGGGAGCGTCTGGCCAGAGGTCCATGATCTGCCGCCCGGATATCAGGAACTTCCGGTGCCAGAGGTCAGGATCGCCTTCAGCATTGAGAGAGAAAAAGACCTCCCGCGGGTGCCGGAGATAGTAGATGAGGCGACTCCTGCGGGCGGACCATTCGGGTCCGTAGATTGAAGAGTACCCGTATGTAGCACGGTCCCAGGTGGCTTCGGATAGTTGACTGAATAGATTGCTATTGTTGATCTCTGATGTAATCGCCTCACGAACGTCATCCAGCCACTTCCTTGCCTCGGCCATCTTCATGATCTGCTTGGAACGGAACAGGGGAGCCCACCAGTCGATCGTGGGCGCCGCGGTGTTCCCCTGGTAGCCATCCACGAAGTCCTGTAGGGCCATGGCGGCAGTCTGGTCGTAGATCTTGGCGCCCGCCTTGGCTCCGGCAGCGCCCCCCTGCTTTGTCCCCAGGTCGTAGTTCGACCGGCGTCCGATGACATAATCATCGATGTCGTCGTAGAGGTTGTCGAACGGCGCCCGTATCGACTCGAGGCGCTTCTGGCGCTTCGATATTTCCGACGCGAGCTTCCTGTGGGTTTCGGACTCGACAGGGGGGTTCATGCTACTTCGTCGCCGGAGCCGGCTTCCTGGGCGTCGGCTTCGGCTTCCCCTTCTGCACTTCCTTCTTCGCCATGATCACTCCTTCTGGGACTCCGAGGTCCCGGTATAGAACGTAGCGGGCTTCCGCTTAAGCTTGAGGCTGAAGAACTGGTTGTAGTAGTCCTGGGAATAGTATATGGGCTTCCCCACCTTGTCGGCCCGGAATTGGATTTCCCCGGTGAATCCCGCCCCGGTGTAGGCATAGGAGCAGGACCGGCAGGGCTCGAAGAAGATGCCCTTGTCCTGGTTCTCCCGCAGCATGGTGATGAACTCGTTGTTGTACAGCTCGAGGAGGCTGTCGCCTACCTTGTACTGTCCGTAGGAGAGGGCGCCCTCGTTCACGGCCTTGTCGTTGTAGTCGCACAGGACGAGCTTCCCGTCCCACCTGAAGGCCATGAAATTCCGGTCGAAGAACTGGCACGGGGCATACCGCATGGAGGCTTCGTTGTCCCCCTGGAGGATCTTGCCCATGCACACGTAGTCCACGCCGTTGGTGTTCAGCCAGTGCTGGATGTACTCTTCCTTCTCCGCCCAGTCCTGGCCCCGCTCGCACAGCTTCACGGCGAAATCCTTCGTGGACTTCAGCGTCTCCTTTATGGCGAGCAGGTGCCTGATGTTCCGCCGCAGGACTTCCTGGTCGGTTCCGGGGCGGGCGAGCTTCATGGAGTCGGTCCAGGGGAGTCCGTCCATCGAGACGATGATCTGGTAGCAGGTGGACTCCTCCGAGAGGAGGAACCGGACGAGCTCCTCGTTCCAGATGGTGAGGTTGGTCGTCACGTAGAATGACAGCCTCTTCTCCGAGAGGTATCGGCACATCTCGAGGTAGTCCGGGTTCATGAAGGGCTCGCCGAGCATCCAGTTGCAGACCGGGGTGTCCGCGGGGAACTCCTTCACGATGGCGTCCACGATTCCCCTGAACATCCCGAGGCTCATGTTCCCGACAGGATATCCCTTGTTGGTCACGGTGGGACAATACTTGCACTGGAGGTTGCACTTGTTCGTGACCTCGACGATCACCATCTTCGGGAACTTCACTGCTGGGCTCCTTGGGGCATCTGCTTCGCTGCTGCGGCGCGGTCAACGCCCTTCTTCGGGCGCCACGCCTTCTTGGACGGATCGTACTCGTAGGTGACGCCGGACCGCTTCTCGGACTCGATCACCCAGGCTGGCTTTTCCTGCCCCTCGGGAGCATTGGCGGGGGTGGTTTCGGAATTCGGGGTCTTGGCGCCGGGCTGGTGTTCGTCTCCCCAGTCCATCGCGGATTCTCCGGTCGTCATCATGGGGCCTTCTCCGTGGAGGGGGTCTGCGTCCTTGGTAGTCGCAACGGCATGAGCCAAGGCGCTGGCTTCGTCACTGAACGTCTTGCCTGAACCGTCGCCTTCGACGAACCACTTCCCTGTCCACTTCCCATCCCGCATTACCTTTTTGACTTTAGCCCGGATATTAGGATTGTTTTCCGGTTGGTCCTTGGCGCTTGCCGACCCGAGAAGGGAGGACAGGGTATCGCTCATGCCACCTTCTTTGGGCGTCCGCCCTTCTTTTTGGCCTGGGCAAGGGGGAGGCCTTCGGGGGGAAGATCCTTCGGGGGCTTGAGGTCCTTCTTCTCTTCCTGCCTGGCTACCCACTCGAAGATGGCGAGCATCTTGTCCACGCCGCCGATCTTGGCGAGGGCCTCGTCGATGGCATCGAGGCGGTTCTGGAGCTCCTCGAGGCCCTTGGCGCAGGAATGGGAGATGTCCTCCCAGCAGTCCTGCACCACTCCCGTGGGCTCGTTGGTCACGGGATTGATGAGCTGCCGGGTGGAGAAGGATACCCGGGAGAGGGCGTTGATCGAATGCTCCAGCTTCATACGATCTTGTCCTTGAGGTCGGAGAGCTTGTGCTTCAGGACGGCGAAGGCATCCTCGGCTTCCTGGTCGAGCATCAGTCCTTCGTCCACGAGGGCCTTCTCGATCCTGTCCACGACCTCATCGAAAACGGCCACGATCCTCTTGAAGGCGGCCTGCTCCCCGGCCTTGACCACGGCCTCGGCCTTCTGGACCACTTCGGCGATCCGCTCCTCGGCGGTCTTGATGAACTGTACCATCGTTTTCTCCTTTCGACTGAACCACATAGCTACATTCCCCACCTTTTGGGGTCATCGTAATCCCCATCTTCCTTTTCCGCAAGGTCCTTCCTTATCTGGTCCAGGGTGTAGACCTGGCGCATCTCCATCTCCATGTCCTGCCGCTTCCTGACGGAGAAGAGCTTCGAGCACAGGTACTGGAGGGCGTCGTGGATATGGGAGAACGTGTTCTTCAGGGGCTGCTGGAGGAATTCTCCTGCGATCCCGATCTTCTCGGGATAGACATAGCCTCCGATGAACCCGTTTATGAGGCGGGTGCAGCGGGGGTCGATGAGCATCCCGTCATTCCGGGCGAGCATCTGGTCAACGCTCTGGATGCGGGCATAGAGGCCCTGCTCGGCGGGAATGATGGTTATCCCGCACTCCTCGTACTGGAGCTGGGCATTGGAGGTCAGGCCTCCCGTTCCCTTCGAGAACCGGGCGCCTCCGGCAGGGTCCCCGTAGTGGGCCGCGATGGGAGTCCCGGGGCACTGCTCCTCGACCATCTGGAGGACCTTCTTCGTGAAGTCGATTATCCCTTCCCGCTCGGAGTAAAACTCGGCGAGGACCACGACCGAGAGGGGTCCGCGGACCTGCACGAGCACGGCAGCGGGGAAGTTCCCTGAATTGTCCCAGCCCATGTAGAGGGGGGTGCCGTTCGATTCAAGAAACTCCCGGGACACGTGGCGAGACTCATTGAAGTTGCCGTAGACCACCTTTCCGAGGACGCGGATACCGGGCCTCCCTTCGATGAACATCTTGATCCACTCGGGATTGTTGCCATAGTCCTGTAGAAGATCATCGTAGTATCCAGGCTTTAGGTTCTTGTCATTTTCGTGGGGTTCTTGCCACCAACCGAAAAACTTTGCGACAGGCTTACGCTTAGGACGTGGACCCGGAACGGACCACGGCACCATCCGTCCCGTAATGTCCCTGGGGCATGTCTTAGGATCTTGGCCAAGAGGTACCCAATCATGCTCCCAATAAATCTGGTGTTCGACGTCACAAGGATTAGTTGTCTCGATTCCAAACCGAACAGGGGATTTCGGAGGGAAACGCCCAATTCTGTTTCGTAGCATCCGCTTGATTTCTTCATGGACTTCTACGGACTCCTCGATCCAGTAGCCGGTGGCCTCGACCGACTTGAATTTTTCCATGTCCTCGGGCCTATTGCAGGACCGGAACATCACTTCTACGTCCAGGGCGTAGTTGCATCCTACGCTCGGAGGGTATCGGTAGTTCATGGTCATCTTAGCCGCGTGCCATTCGCCAAAGGGAAACCATTCCTGGAATGAGGCGAAGGTGGCGTCCATGAGCTCGCGGTAGGTCTTCCTGACGACGATCCACCTGGTGGACGTGACGCCGTAGGTGTTGGCGATGTGGCGGGGAAGGAGGAGGCCTATCTCCATGATGGCCGCGGTCGTCTTGCCTGACCCTACTGGCCCGACAAGGCAGCGCATCTCGGCATCCGAAGCGTGGAACCCCACCATCGTGGGGAGGGGTTCGTAGGCCTTTCGGAGGACTCCGGGCATTTACGGACAGACCTTGTGGTTCCGCAGGAGCATGGTCCCTCCGGGAAAGTGTTCGACCTTCCTGTCGTGGAGGGGGGGATCGTGGCTGACGGTGGCCCCGCGGTAGGGAAGCCCGCAGTCTATTGCCTCCCGCAGGCCGTTCACCTGCCCGTCAAGGAACAGGGCGGCATCCTTGACCGAACGGAAACGCATGCCGTCAACGTACACGGCCTTCATTCCTGCTCCGTTTCATCCGGTCCGGTGTGGTCGGTCTGGTCGCCGATATCCTCGTCAACCTCGTGGCCTTCCTGCGCCTTCTGCTCGAAGGCGCCCGAGACAAGTTCCATGACGTTCATACCAGGGGCCTCCCCCCGAACCTGCCATCCATCCTGCGTATTTCGGCGATCCGGTCGCACTGCTTGCGGAGCTGGAGGATCTCTGCCTCCAGCTCCTTGATCCTCTGCTCCAGCTCCTTACGGCTTGGCCGCGGCATTGGCTGCCTCCAGCCCGGCGATCCTGTCCATGTAGTCCTCCTCGGCGATCACGTCGCCAAACCTCATCCCATTATCGAGGCGGAGCGGTATGTGGTCAACTGATATGAGGTCCTTCTCCCGCATCCTCGAGTGGTTGACCGTGTTCAGGTACAGGACGATTGCGCTTCGCGTTGCGTCGCTCAGGACGAGACACCGCGTCTGCTTCCGGAACTGCGTCCCGTCCAGGCCCTTCACCACCAGTTCCCCCAGGAACTCCGCCCCCGCCTCCGTCTGGACCAGGGGAATCCTCACCACCAGCCTCTGCATCCTCGGCCTCCTTCGACTCCTCCTTCCACCGCTCGGCCCGGGGAACATCCTGGGTGACGCTCCGCTCGGGGATGGTCGGCTGGATGAGGACGAGCTCCATCCCGCCGTCAGTGTCGCCGTACAGTTGCGGCGCGCGGTGCTTCGCGGCGAACTGGGCCTGCTGGGCGAGGAACTCGCAGGACCGGATGTACCGCCCGAACTGCTTGGCCGACAGCTTCTTCCCATCCCGTTTCAGGTCCTTGAGGAGGTTCTCGGCTATTGTGGGAATCTCCTCGGCCAGGTCGGTGATGTAGTCAGTGTAGGCGTCGGCCCATTCCTGGGAGAATTCCGGGTAGTCCGAGAGCCATCGCTTGATCGTGGTGTAGTTGGTCCCGCACTTCTCGGCGATCTGTCGGAGGTTCATCCCTCCCCGGCGCATAATGCAGAGCTCCGCTGCCCGTTCAGGGTTGTATCCAGACCTGACCAGGGCTCCGTCGGCGCGGAACTGGGGAATATACTTCCCCTTCAGGGATGCCTTGATGCGCTCCTGCTCCTCCCAGTCCACCATCGGGGCGAGGTCATGGACCGGCTCCGTGTGGAGGGAAGCCTTCTTCCCCGGCTTCTTGGCCGCCTGTTCCTTGGTCAGTCCCGCCATCTACTTCTTCCTGTCCAGGAACCGCCTCGAGGCGGCGACCATGTTCTCCAGCTCCCCCAGGCACGTCGGGCACGGCGCTATCTGAAGGTACCCATCCCTGAACTCGGCCTGCAACGGCTCGAGGCACGCCGCGCACTGGAACTCGATGTTGATGAACTTCCTCCCGTCCAACGCCGGATTCCTCGCAGGCTGGGGACGGCCCTCGATCTGGGAAGCCACGCTCGCCGCCAGCAACGCCTTGCCCTTCGCCTCAGCTTCCTTCGCCAGCAGCTCCGGCAGCTCTTCGGCAAACCTCGCCGCCGCCTCTTCCGCCGTCTCCGCCTCGACCGGATGCCCGATCATCTTCCCGTCCACAAACTCCCTGATCATGAATGTCGGCATAAACTCACCTTACTACCCTCCCACTCCACTGTCAAATGGAATCATATAACCCCCGTAAAATCCGTCATTCCATTGGACTTCCTGCATGAATAATCGGTCGGCCATACCCGAAAACGGACTTTGGTTGTTGTACCTACTTTTACGTACATGCGTACCCCCGCGCGTGGGGTGGCCCGTGCTCCGTGCTCTGTGGCCAGCGACAGGGGGGGGTGTACTCCAGGACTGCCGCGGGCATGAGCCCTTGGCTTTGGTGTATGATTTACCAGACACCCGCTCGCCTCACAACCTGCCCTCCACCAGCCTACACCACAGACAACCCTACGTGCACGTACACGATCGCTTGCCATCAAACGCACTAGCCAAAGGCCACAATACCCCACGCCAGAGCCATCGAACCTCACCTTGAGGCAGGAATAGTCCCTAGGGAGGATGTGAGAAACCGTGCCAAGTACTCCAGTAGCATGGATAAAATCGTCTCGGAATCTGTCGATTTGTGCTTGACATGACCGACCGACCGGAGTAAGATTACGTCGGGAGGATGAGATGGACGGATACGAGGAACTACAGAGAGCCATGCGGGATACACAACGGGCCGGGGATTTGCGGCTTGACTTGGCCGTGGAGCGGTACAAGGCCACGGCTGCGGCATACCGTGGGCCGATTGATGCGGGCATCCGGCTCGAGCGCAAGGGCGCGACCCTACTCGTGGTTCGGGGCGAGCGCTCTGAGCTGCGGAGGGCTAACTAAATGTGCCGCTATGAACAATGGGACCGGGAAGCTCACCGCATGGGCAATTGCCCGAATGATGCGGTATCCGAGGGCCTTTGCCAGGAGCACATGGAATGGGTCGCGGACTGCAAAGCGGTCCCTGTGAATAAGGCCGATCAAAAGTACTGGTACAGGGTCCCGGCCAAGCGGAAGGCCAAGCTCGGCCCGTCGACAGTGGTCGAGACTATACTCGAGCCGGGACACTACGCGGCGGCTTACAAGGCGTACGAAGGTGCCGAGTCCTATGCGGTCTGGTTCGCTAGGGCTATCGCGCCGAGCGGTGCGGAAATTATTCCCGAATCGAATAGCGAAGTCATGGAACGCGCCGCGGCCAGGCTTAAGGCCGAGCTCGATGCATGCTACGCCGAGGACCGCGCGAAGGTAGCCGCCGAAAAAGAGACCGAGCGCCGCGCCGCCGAGTGGAAGGCCGCTCAAGAGACAATGGCAAGGCTCGAGCCGAACGCCGAGACCGTATGCGGCTTTCGGTTTGAGTACCGAGGCAAGCGGGTTGCAAGCACTCGGGAAGGGCTCGAGAGAATGGGCCCGGCTATCCTGGCTAAGGTCTGTAGGTAAGCCGAATGGATGGGCGATCACGATTCCGGGCTCTGAAATCACGGTCTAATTGTAGCACGGCGAACGGAATAGGTCAACCGAATACGATTTATTCGTTTTGCTACTTGACAGACCGAGCGACCGGGCATCTAATGTGCTTAATAGATAGATCAGATAAGGGAGGTACGAGATGAGCATGGTAACGGTTAAGGCGATGGATGGTAGGACGATCAACTTCGATTTTTCGGATTGCGTAGGCGTCTCTGATAAGCAAGCGGCCTTTGGCGACAGCCGCAAGACCAAGGCCTTCGAGAGCCTCGCCTCCTTTTTGGTTGCGGCTCCTCAGGACAAGGTCGAGGCTTTCCTGACCAAATATGAGCCCCAACTTGCGACTATCAAGGCCGACACCAGCGCCAAGGGCTGGATCGAGGGCTCGCAGGACATCCGCGAGCGCATCAAAGCGCTCCTGGCGAAATAAGGAGGATAGGATGACAACGACCGAGAGACTGGATGCGGACAAGGGTGTACAGGCGATTATCGGATCGGACGCGTGGAGGCGTGACAAGGCTGGGGCTATGATATCTGACGCGCTCCTCGCCTGCGCTAGGGCCGGCGTATCGATCGAGGACGCGCTGGACTATCTCGAGATCGAGGAGGACGAGGGATGGACCGACTATCTCAAGCAGCGCTATGCCGAGACCCAGGCCGCCGTCGCCTCGACCCGCGAAGGGCTCGAGCGCATGGGGCCGGCGGTCCTGGCTAAGGTTCGATAGCGCCGAACGTAGGGCCGCCCTTCATCGGGCGGCGGCGCCATTCCTTCTTGTAGTGGAAGGTCATCCAAGACCAGGGGCAGTATATGACCAAGGAAGACCTCGCCGTCATCCTCTCGAAACACGCGAAGTGGCTCCGCGACGAAGACGGAGGCGAACGCGCCAACCTCCGGGACGCCAACCTCCGGTACGCCGACCTCCGGGACGCCGACCTGCAGGACGCCGACCTCCGGGACGCCGACCTGCAGGACGCCGACCTCCGGGACGCCGACCTCCGGGACGCCGACCTCCAGCGCGCCGACCTCCGGGACGCCAACCTCCGGGGCGCCAACCTGCAGCGCGCCAACCTGCAGTACGCCGACCTCCAGGACGCCGACCTCCGGGGCGCCGACCTCCGGGGCGCCGACCTGCAGCGCGCCAACCTCCAGGGCGCCAACCTCCAGGGCGCCAACCTCCGGGACGCCAACCTCCGGGACGCCAACCTCCGGGACGCCGACCTCCAGGGCGCCGACCTCCGGGGCGCCGACCTCCGGGACGCCAACCTCGATTTTTCCTGCCTCCCGCTCTGGTGTGGCGGCTCGAAATTCAAGGCGGACGCGAGGCTGGCGGCACAGATCGCGGCGCATTTCTGCGCGATCGACTGCGACGACCCCGCATATATCGCGGCTCGCACGGCCATACTCCCCTTTGCCTTGACCTCCCACAGGGCTGCCGATCTCGGGCTGAAAGAGTAGCGCCATGAAGGACACAATAGACCTTTCGGCGATCATCGAGCGGGCGGAGGACAAGGCGGAGAGGCAGGCCGAGGCGGAGGAGCGGCGCTATTCGGCTCTGTAGAGAGCTGTGAGGGTATCGGCCCGTATGGGTCGGTAAGCCAAGGGAAAGGATCACGCAATGCTAAACGAAACCATAGAAGAGTGCTTCGCTCGAAAAGCTGAAGAAAACGCCGCTTCATGGGGCCGAGCCGTTGCAACATGGCGCCGCCGTCCCACCTACCCGCTAACCGCCTACAGCATTGCTTTCTTTCGCTTTCAGTGGATGTTTTACACCGGTTTACTGTAGCGCCGAACGGTCTAGGGCGGGTCCGACTCCCGCCCGGCGCTTTACGCGACAGTCTACGGATAAGGGGCGAATCATGGGTTACAGCAGGGATCCTTACTGGCTTACGGCGAAATTCGCCAGCGTTTGCAAGTGTGGAGCGGCGATCAAAAAGGGCGAGCGCATATTCTACTATCCGTCTACCAAGTCGGCGCTTTGCCCGAAGTGCAGCGAGGCCGCCGCCGCCGATTTCAACGCCGCCGCCCAGGACGAAGCGATGTACAACGGGGGGTATTGAATGGCCTTCCATACGATGAGGCAGGCCAAAAGGAGGAGCCTTGACTAAAGGAGGAGCCTTGACTAAAGGACAAGTAAGGACACATCGCGGACATTTATCTCGGCAGGTCTTTGCCCGGATGGTTGGAGTTAGCATCCGGACGCTAGAGTCCTGGGAGCAAGGAGCACGAGCGCCTAACGCAGAGCATACGGTAAAAATTATTGCCGCCGGCCTGCGGTCCCAAATAAAGGAGCTAAAATAATGGATCTGCAATCTTTGATCTTGGATTCGTGGCGCGCGACGACAAGGATAGCCGCTTTGGGGCTTGGCGCTCCCGACCCTCTCCCCGACCCGAGGCCATCGTACCACGAGACCAATGACCCGGCCTTTGATTACTCGCCCTGCGAGACCGGCCGGGCGGAAGCGGCATATCGCGAGGATGAGGCCCGCAGAATTTTTAATCTGGAGGAAAGATGAAAACGTACACGACCGAAGACCTCGCCGCCATCCTCGCCGAACACAAGAAGTGGCGAGAGGTAAACGGCGGAACTCGCGCGTACCTCAACGGCGCGTACCTCAGCAGCGCGGACCTCAGCGGCGCGGACCTCAGCGGCGCGGACCTCAGCGACGCGTACCTCCGCGGCGCGGCCCTCGGCGGCGCGGACCTCAGCGGCGCGGACCTCCGCAGCGCGAACCTCCGCGGCGCGTACCTCCGCGGCGCGGACCTCCGCGGCGCGGACCTCACCGGCGCGGACCTCAAGGGCGCGGACCTCAGCGGCGCGGACCTCCGCGGCACGGACCTCAACGGCGCGTACCTCAGCAGCGCGGACCTCAGCGACGCGG